CATCGCTCCGGGTATGAAACCGCCTTGGCCGTCTAGACCGAACAAGAGCTGCTGTAACGCTGGATCTCTTGAGGTGGTTGCGGTTTGTGCGCCTGACATGTAAGGGGCATCAGCAGCCTCTTGTTGTGGCAGAGCGCCTATACCAGCTTGCTGTTGTCTAAATCCTCTCAACTCATCTAACGATATGCCGTAGTAGTCAGCCTCTTGCTGATCATATTCTTCTTGAGTTAACGGCTCGTACAGTTCAGGGTCGTAACCATAGTATGCCGCATCAAGCATTCCGCCCTGTTGAAATTCTCTAATTGGTTGCATTGGCATACCTCTCAAATGCATTCATCATTTGATACATAAGCTGGGTTCCTCGCTCTCTGTCTTCTGAGCTTGAAGGCACTAGAGCCAAGATACCATCTGGTTGTTCGTTTAGCTCGAAAGAACCAGCTCCTCGAACCGCTTGGCCAGTCATCACAAACTCACCATCAGAAAGCATGGCGGGAATGTCGTCTGACGTTTCAGTTCCGGGTCCGTCAATTCCACCGTTCATGCGCTCAAAATCTTCCATGGCTACGTTACCGCCATTTGCGTATGCCATTGGGTAAATGGCTCCGCCGTTTGCCATTTGAATAGGAGGCTGTTGCTCAATGTATCTGGGATCATAGTCTGGCATGTTTGGGTCATAATATTGCGACACTCTAGCAGGGCCAGTTGAGCTGGTTACCATGGTTGGGAACCGTGGTTGTAATCCAAACTCAACGGGGTTGGGCGCTTGTCTGCCCATCCTACGAGCTATCTCAGCTTCTATGTTATATCTTCCACTAGCGTCCATTGTGGTCAAAGGAACCATTGGCACGCCTTTGTCTCTTTCTGCTTCTTCCTTGGCCAGCTTGCCAAGCATGTAAGCTGCACCGCCAGCCAAGCCTAACTTGCCAAGGTCGCCTTTTCCGCCTAAGCCAAGCATACCCATAAGTCCCGGCAAACCGCCTTTGCCTCCAACTATAGAGTCGCCAAGGCCAAAACTTAAAGCTTTTTCAAGCCGCCCTACCGTTCCTTCTGCTGTTTTTTTAAGCATCTGAACAACTTCGGGATTAGCCGCTTTTTGCTCGTCAGTCATTTGGTCTAATGTGTCTATCGCTTCCCGCGCCTCAGCATCCGAAGCTAATTGAGTTGGAGTGCCGCTACCAAGGCCAAGCCTGTTGGCTAAACCTTCGCCAGCCATTGGACCTCCCTGATAGGTTGACCCAAGCTCTCCAAAAATTCCTCCAGACAATGGCTTTTGTGCAGCGTCTTTTAGCGTTCCTAAAAAATCAGCTGAGCCTTCCAGAGCGCCACCCGCAATTGGTGATATTCCGGGAATTCCTAAACCAGCTATGCCGCCCGCAACTTTGCTTCCTACAGCCCCTAACGCTTCTCCAACGACTGGTATTTTTGCAGCCAATCCACCAATACCGCCTAGCGCTGCACCGACAGCGGTTCCAACTCCGGGAACTAACATAGCAATGGGGGCAACAACCTTGACGGCTTTCTTGAGGAACTTGCCTACCTTTTTAAAGAAACCAAACTCTTCTAAACCAGTCATGGGGTTTAGGCTGGCAATGCCTGCGCCTACGACATATTGTTCTGGGTCCAAACCAATCTCGTTAAATCGGTTTTCAACAGCTGTCTCAAACTGAGGATCTTGCATAGCTGCTACTGGCAAAACCACTTCGCCGGGAGTCAAGTGGGCAAGTGTTGTGTCTCCTCCGCGCCCTTCAGCTGCAATCATCTGCACCATGTCAGCCATAGGAGCGTTTGCCGCATCCACGACGTTTTCTGCCATGCTTTCAAACATAGCTTGCTCTGTTGGGTCGTCAGTCATAGCCTGTTCAGCCATCAACCCGTCGATAGCAGCAGCAAGTTCTGCGTTGGGATCAACACCCGCCATCATCATCTGTTCAACTTCACCGCCTTCTTGAAACCCTTGAGGCATCATATCCATGCCCTGATTAGGCATCGGTTCAGCAAGTGCAAACTGATTGATTCGATCTAAAAGCTCTGGTGATATGTTTTCTGCCATAAAGTTAACTAATCGTGACCGTTACAGCGCCCACGCTTACAGTTCCTCCAAGTCCAGTCAAATAGGTTTGATGCTCATACAAATTCCTAAACTCAGTGCCATCAAAAGCCTGATGCACTTCTACCGTACTGTTAAATATTATAGCACCCGTCGCAAATTGTAACGTAGAAATTTCGTCAGCGTTGAAGGTAGGAGTGCGGTCAATGTCCGCGTCTCCTAGGTTTATTTCTAGTATCCTGACTAGTCGGTTGAATGTGTCACGGGAAACCGTCTCTTCAGTAGCCAGAGGCAAGCGAGTCTCTAGCAGCTTGCTCACTAGCCCCTCCGCCCAGAGGGCTGCATGTCTAACCTAGTGTTTCCGAGTCTCCACTTGAAGTCTTTTTGGTTGGCTTCTACTGAGTTGTCGTCATCCGACTCAACACGCAAAACCATTTGTCGGGTTCTGGTTCTTACGTTTGTGAAAGTTGTTGAATTGGTAATCTGGCTTGTCGAGTCTGTTGATAACGACTCGGCGTTATAGTTTCTTCTTTTAATAACCATGTTGACAGCTGGCGTGTTTGATACGCCTCGCGTTGTCGAAAATTTAATGTCTGGGATCAGCTTTTTGACAAACATAAAGTTCTCGCCGTCACCTAAATCAATGTCAGCTGACTCAATAAACACATTGGACATCGCGCTAGAGTCATCATTGAAGCCAGTTTCATGAACGTAGATCACTCCGTCTCCAGAAACTTTACCGCCAGCCACTGGCTTGTCTTCTATGCCTGCGTCCAACCAGCTGTATCGCACCAAGGAGCCAATGCTCCAAGACTGCTCTTCATAGTTGTACATCACATAACGTGATATTTCATCGGTATCGTCTTCTTCAGACACATACCAAAACCACACTTCAGAGTTTTCTGCGTTGAGTGAAGCAAAACACTTAAAAGCTTGAGCCAAGTTCAAGTCGCTGAAAACGTAATCTTGCACGCTGCAAGGTAATTTTTTGACAGCGCCGTTGTAGTAATAAAATCCGTTCTTGCTCATAAAGAACACGCCGACAGGACTGTTGACGGCTGCTTTAGGAGAAATCAAACCAGCGCCTTCGTTGATTAGGTTCAAAGCAAAAGTTAAGGGCGGCCCTATGAACGTCATTGAATACAGACTAGTATCCGTCCAGATTAACACTTCTTGGCGAGACTTCAGTCCGCCAATGATTAATGAACCTGATGATAGCCGCACAGAGCCAGCCGTGTTTGTAGCAATGGGGTTAAAGTCTAATTCGTTTTCAGTGTCAGAAAACGCTACTAACATGGGATCAATAACGCCCGTGCGATTTCCGCTGCTGCTGTCAATCGGGTCAGCGCCCAACACAATTAAATGTCTATCTACTTCACTGGTTACAACCTGTAGTCCAACAGTTGGCACTTTGCTGGCTCCAGATATGCCTTGCAGCTCAAGCGCCCTGACTGAAATTCCATTGTTTTCTACCCAGCGGTAAATGCCCCCGCCTCGCGGATTGATAATTAAATTTTCGCCAAAATTGTCATGAGTCCAGAGGCGAAGCTGGCCAGTTGCCGTCAGAGAAGAAGAAGAGCCAAAAGTGCCATCGCCCCAAGCTCCTACGCCCCAACCAGTGCTAGGAACATAAACATCTAGGCCTGAATTGATTTGATAAGCACCCACAACGCTACTGCCGCCGTTTCCGCTGTCACTTGAATTGGCTGTAACCGTAGATCCGCTAGTGTCTTTTGCAGTGATGGTGTAGGTGTTTGTGCCTGTAACCAGCAGTATTTGATACTCTTGGTTTAGAACCGCAGCTGTTACCAATCCACCCAGTGAAGAAGCGCCTGAAAAAGTCACAAAATCTCCGGTAGCTGCACCGTGTGATGTGTCCGTGACCGTAACCGTAGATGAACCGTTTGACGCGCTAAAGGTAACGTCTCCCGCGCTTGTTGTGACGCGCAACGGTGTAATGTCGTTATACTTTTCGCCCTCTTCGATGTAATACTTGAAGGTCGTACCAATACCCAAGTAACGCGCACCGCCTAACGAGATCCAGCTATGTAAAGCTCTGCCAGATCCTATGTAAGTATTGGTATCAGATTGTTTTTCCCAGCCCCCAATTTTTTCAGGACGGCCTTTTCGGAATCTGACAAGGTTTCCGTCTACCCACCCGTTTTCGTTGGAGTAGTCGGTCTCCTCTTTGTTGATTCCCGGTTTAAAATTTAACGTGGTAAGTGGCATAGAAAAAGTCTACCACAAAAGTTGAAATTTTAAGCTAGTCTAATTATCGCTGCTGTTGCATTTGCCGCTGGAAAAACAATTGTAAAGTTACCTGCGGTTGATGTTTTGTCTCCACCAAAGTCGATTACTGCGACAGCTTTATCCGATTGAGTATCATTGTAAATCATGCATCCTCTTGCTGTAACCGTAGCGGTTCCAAACGTAAGATCCGCAAAATCGCATAATGCTGTGGTGCCTGATGTGGTCGGCGTAACTGACGTTAAAGTGGCTCCACCACTGGTGTAGTTTGTCCCCGATGCCTGCCCAGTTGTCGTAAAAGCTGTCGTAGTCGCGCCCAAAGTAGCCGAGCTAGTATACAGAGCAAGCTTAAAAGCATTGCCTGACGATGCAGTAAAATTATGCGTGCCGACAAGCAGCTCTTGCTTAAAAGATGTAGGGATTGCGCTCGTTATTGCCATATCAAAGCTCCTTAATTATCTTGGCCATCTCATGGTGGCCTTGACTTGTCAACAAGTTTACCATGGTTGTCCTATCAGATGTTATAGCATTTTTGATTCCGTGCAACACAATCTGATAAATGTAATTCTGAAAAGCCTCTGCCTGCTGACGGATGTGAGGAGCAGCATTTTCAGATATTGAACATATTTTTTTTGTGATCTGCTCTGCCCAAAATTCAGGGTCATGCCCTTTGTTCTCGGTTGTAGAAACCATCACATTGCCCAGCTCTAAAAATCCTTCTTCACCCACGATATGGCTCCGGTGATCGAATTTCTTGCGGCATGCTTGCGCCAGCTTTTTTCATTTCCAATTCCAAGTTGGATTTAGGCGATACAATCCAATTGTTTTCATGAGGCACGGCTACCATTGGATCTTTCAACCTATGAAAACCATAAATCCTTTCTTCGATAGGCACGTTCTGATCTAGTAACGCAGATCGATGAGAAACCCCTACTTGCATGTTTGCGTCCATGCACTTGCTTAGCCAAAACTCAACGCAAGCCCTTCCCGCCTCCGCAAAATGCAAATTGCTTTTATAGCTGAAATCAATTCCAAATAAATCAATTCGCGCAACCTTGTGCCAGTAAGCAAAAGCAATGGTCATTGGTATTGTGTTGTTTAGATAAGCGCAATTGGTTTCTTGCACAATCTCTTTCAAAGGGTATAAAACAGCGCTAGGGACTCTCGTATCTAACTCACAAGTGTAACAAGGCACATCACATTGCGGTAAAAAGCTTCTCATGATTTCAGTTTGAGGCCCAGCATCATCACCATCAAAAAAACGACTAGCTGGATCTAACATGAACATCCGATCAGACTTGTAAACAGCAGCTGCTGAATTAATCGTCCAAACTTCATCCCACTCGACTGAGTTTTCTTTTCCTATCGCAAAATCAACTTGCGAATTCCCAAGGGCCACAATCGCTATGTGAGCGCCCTCAAGAGACTCTATTTTTTGCATTAACCAACCCCGGTTCTCAGGAGGTCATAGCGATATTCGTCTCTTTGTTCGCGTCCCTCCGCAATCGTCTTCATTCTAGCAATGGCCTCTTTGAAACGTCCTTCAAACGTAGCCATTACGTCTGGAGTTTCTTTTAAGAACACTGCCGCCTCTGCGAGACAACCATAAAGAAGAGCGTCAGGATAATCAGTGGAAAGGAATGTTGTGCCGTCATCTGCGCCAGAAGTCAAAGACGCTGGCTTGTGCAGGTAATGAAGCTCAACCGTGTAGTTTGCGTCAGGTATTGGCGCAACCTCAAAAGCCGTGTCATCGAAAAGCGAATAATATCTAGGCTGTCCAGTCGTACTAGTGGATGGAGCAAACTCTTTCATAAAAGAAGGATGCTTATAATCCAAGTACGCATATGTGTTGCTCGATATCACTGCCAGACTGAACGGCGCGTAAAAGTCACTTGGCGTTGCTAAAAATCTGTTACTAGAAGTGAGCGTTCCCTGCACATTTTTACGTTGCTTGGGAAGCTCAACCAGTTTAAAGATTCTAGACTCTGCTTCTTTGATAAAAGTGGGCAGATTTGTAACAAACGAAGATTCAGTACACTCAAGGTAGTCCTGAATAGCCGTTTTTAAAGTTGCCAGTGTGAAACTCATGTCGTTATGGTTACCTCGCCTAGACCCACTGTAATTTCGTAGGTATCTAGTTTGGTCCCAAGTATACCACTTTGCACATTTGTGTACACTACAAAGGCATTATTATCATCTTGTGTATCTGGCCTCGCATTTTTCAAAGCTTCTGGATCAGGCCTGTGCGGTTTTGGCTGAAGCTGAGGGTGTTTCGGTGACCATTGGTCTGGACCAACCAACAAGCCGTCCCATGTTTTTTTCATCTCACGCAACTTGTAACGAAATCCTGTGATGTCACAGATTCCGTACGCATGTTTGCCTCTTGCAAATGCCATAACTAAGCCGAGTTATACCCGCCAAGATTTGGTGAAATTCTAAACGATGCCCTAGACTGATCTTGGGACATAGCTCTTTGGAACTCTTCTTCGTACAAGGTTTTTAAAACCCCAGTCCTGTCAGGCGCTTTTTTCAAACTCATATAATAGGCGAGTCCAGCAGTAAAACACGGGTAAAACCGAAATGGCACGTCCACGGTATTGGTTGCTGCGTCAGCATCGTCCATTCGAGTCAAGACGTTCATGTGTATTACATAAGTAGAATTCTTGTCAGGCACTGGCCAAACCGAAATCGTTGGTGTTATTTGCTTGTCTACAAATATCTGATTTGGTTTGCCTGTGGTGCTTTTGTTCGTTATGTTTGCGTACTCTGCGCGATTGATTCTGCTAATCGGCATGTCTACATCACTGCCTCCAATCGACTCTCTAACAAAAGCGTCTAGAACATCAATCGGAGCGGTAGCGTTGGTAGAGTCAATGTTGTACGTCTTGGTGTCTTTCACCATGGAGACAGTTTTTTGCTTAACAGTCCACTGGTTCAAACCTCTGTTGGACCATTCTGCCAACATCAAGTTTATGCTGCGGCGTGCGGTCTTTAGATCGTAACCCGTGCGAAGCTCTAAGCCACAACGCTCAAACGCTTCTTCGATGTACTCTGCTACATCAGGTTCAAAATCTTTACTGCCACTTACCGCCATTATTTTTTCCTTTTACGCTTTTTCTGGCGTACAGGCTCTTCAGGAGCATACAGGTTATCAAAAACCTTGTTCACATCCAACGTATAATCAAGTTCGCTTTTTGAGTAGTGGATATGCTGGCTTGGCTTAAAATCTGGTGCGCCTTCACCTACAGTAAACCATGCGGGGTGTGTGACTCGCACTCTGTTGTTTGGCAAGGCAACAATGTTTCCGGTCCATTTGCCAGCATCCAGCAGCTCTAAAACGTGTGATTGTTTGTGCTGAGCGGGGTCGTCAGCTATTTCGTTTTCAGCGTAGTCTACTGTGAAATAATACTTTGCTGGATAGAACTCGCCATCAATCTTTGCTAGCCATGGACAAGGAGTTGCTCGATCAATTACATAAACCGAATGATTGTGAGACGAGCAATCCCAAGGTTGTGCAGCCCAAACTGGCATAGGTTCTGGCCAGCCTTCATAATCGGAGTCAGCGGCTAACCCAGTGATCGGCATTCTAGCCCACATGGCTCCGCCGTGAACATTCTCTTCTATTGTGTCAACTTCAGCGCCAGTAAATATCAGTTGAAACGAAAGACATCTCGTTGGCATGGTTGTGACAGCAACCGCCATCGCGTGGATAAACTCGCCATGATATTTTTCGTGATTATGCGTGTACTCTTTCCGCACCCAACATTTGAAATGCGGAATATTCGACTGCAAATAAGGCATGGATTACTTTCTTTTCTTAACGGTTCCGCCTTTGTTCATCATCCTTTTCTTAACCGTTCCGCCTTTGTTCATCATCACCTTTTTGATGACACCGCCTTTTTTCATCATGCGAGGCGTTTTAACAGTTCCGCCCTTATTCATCATTCTGGCCATTTTCACAGTACCGCCTTTGTTCATCATTCTTTTGTTTTTCACAGTACCGCCTTTGGTCATTCGTTTTTTTGCATCCATCTTACTTTTTTTGTACATACTGGCTCCTATCGTCTGCCGAACAAACCCATGTTCGATTGTTTGGTTATTGTACCACCGCTTCTTGCAAATGTTTTGACGTTAGTTGGCTTGCCGCCCACGCCTTGCCGCTTAGATCTTTTGCGTTTAACCGCAGACGCAATTTGACTTTTTGACATCTGGTTTGCTTTAGATCTAGGAACGCACTTAGGGTATTTGCGTTTTGATTTTTTTGCAGAAGACCTTCCGCATGCCTGAAACTTGCCATCCTTTTTGGGAGCGCCAATATCAACCCAATCGCCTTTTGATCCTTTGCCAAACCAAGTTTTTAGGCTCATTAGGTTCTAGGCACTCTGGTCATTTTTTGCTTGCTAGGATCAATAGCACCACAACCACGGCCTTGCACCATTGTTGTGTTTTTGTTAACCGTACCGCCGCCTTTCATGTAACCCATGCGGTTACGAACTTTAGTGGGCAGCTTGCCAAGGCCTTTGTTGCCTTTTGGTATTTCTTTTAGTGACACATCGCCTCCACCGTTTTTTCTTATTGCTCCGCCTTCAGCCGCGTACTTGCCGCCCATTCTTTTATACTCTTGGACCATGTAACCAGAAGCGTAAGCGCTTGGAAAAACGTCAAATTTGGCCTTCGCCTTCGCTTTTGCTTTTTTGTAAAGAGATGGGTTAGCTACGTTATCAGGAACGCTACCACCCGCCTTCATCTTAATCGTGCTTAAAGTTTTTGCCTGTTGCGCGTGGGTTTTGCTGGCTTTCTTCAAGCCTTTGATTACTTTTTTTATCTTTTCTTTTGCCATTATCTCATCATCCTTCCGCCTAATCTTCCAATTCCTAACTTTGGACTGTTGATAGCTACGTTAACCGGACCTCTAGTCAGTGGCGCTGCCACTCGCCCCATTGAGTCAATTTGTGGCATAGGGAAACTTGGCATTTCTGGCATTGGCTTTGGCATAGGCATAATTCTTTCAACCGATGACGGTTTTACCATAGTTTTCCCTCCACCCATTCTTCCGCGTCCCATCGGTATTTCGGCAAGATCCAAACCTAAGTCCCCCATGCCTGCTGGTCCGGGCATGGGAATAGCTGGCGCTGGCCTAGGGGTTGGTATTCCAGAGCCAGCTACGCGATCTTGTAGCTCTTTGAGAGCCACTGGATCGACTTGAGGGATCAAGCTCGAAGCCGTGGTCGGTCTAGCTGCTGGCATAGTCGCTGGCATAGATGGCGTAGCAGAACCAGTTTGCCTTGCGGCCAACTGCTCTTGAAGCGCCTTGATCTTTTCTTCCAAGCTGGTTATTTGACCAGAGTAATCTGGCATGGCGGGTCTTACCCTTCGCTTAAACCTTGGCCTAAAACCACCAAAGAATCCGCCGCCCATGCCGGGGAAGCCGCCTCCCATTCTTGGCATGCGTTGGTACGGGTTAAATCCGCCCATGCCGCCAAACAAACCACCAATTCCGCCATACGAGTAAGGGTTAAAGCCTTGATCAGCTAGAAAAAAAGCCATTTGCAAATCCTAATCATACTTCTTGATCATCTCAAGGATAATCATGTAACTGTCGCCGCTGGAGTGACCTACCGTGGTAAAGTCAATGTCTCCAGTTTTGCCGCTACCAGCATTATTTGGAATAGCCGTGAAGTTATCGTAATACTCATCGCCCGTTGCATCTGCCGGGATGTGTGTCAACAAGACGCTTGATGTCGCATCAAATTCTAACTTGACGCTCATGCCGACAGTCATCCAATAAATGCGCTGAATGTGAACTTCTGTACATGCTTGTCCAGCTGAGTTTGCGGCGAGGGCAGATACATCCACCTTCTTAACCGCAGACTCGCCAGTGCCATCAGAGACGTTAGTGAACCGCATCACTGCGGTTCGCTCTCCGTCTTGTATCGTTTGGGAAGCTACAGCATCAGCCATGGTTCACCTCCTCTTATAGTTCAGTGACCGCAGTGCGTTCTTTGTGAGCGCCGATATAATCGACAGTCAAAGTCTTTGCGGCAGCTGCGCCGTTCTGAATACCAAACGATACGGTTAGCTCTTCGTTGTCTGGCGCATTTGTGCTTACCACTGTGCCAGCTAACACGTTGTTTTGGAAAACATGAAACTTTTGATCTTTGGGGTCGTACAAGAACCCGATAGTCATAAAGGTATCGTCAGCTAATGCATTAGGCAAATCTAAAGTAGATTGCGTGCTGTCTTTTTCAACAATAAACGTGACAGTTGTTGCTCCATCAGACTTCAAAAAGAAGATTCCATCGGTTACGTCCAACGGGCTGGTGTCCGTTAACTGCAAACCAGCAACGATGTCCGTTTGAGTTGCGTCATTGGTTTTGAACCTCATGTTAAATGCAAGCTGCTTGCCTGATTCGTACTTGAAGCCTTCTTTGACTAGCTGAAAAAAATCATTATCGTCGTCAGCATCGTCGTTAGTAACTAATAACAAACCACCATCGCCGTCAGTTAGCGCTTCTGAAGCGTTGCCACTTCCGCCTTCTGTGGTTGTGATTGTCCAATCAGACGCTAAATAGGTATCAAAGTCATTGAAGTAAGAATGATACTTGTGGGGTGCTGGAGTTTTTAATTTTCCTAATGTTGAATCAGCTCCAACATTGGTTACTCCCGAAGTAAAATGTGTTGTCATGCTACAGTCCTCCTAAAATTTAGACCAGCAACCAGACCATCTGGTTACCGTAGTGACCAAGCCAGTATAACACTAAAAGATTAAAAGCAAATAAAAAGGGCCGAAGCCCTTTTGTTATGAGTTGTACACCTTGTCGTATTTTTGACCTAAGCCAGAAGCTACGATCTGCCTCTTGTACTTCTTAACCATAGTCTTGGCAGCGTGTTGTTGAGCTGGAGTCCACTCGTCTTGTCTTGCCAAAGAGTTGCCCAAACCGCTGTCCATTTTGTTGAAGCCAGAACCGTCCTCTTCAAAAGCTCCGTCACACGCGCTTGCAACGCTGGCTACGAAATCTTGTAAAGAAGAAACTACAGCTTTTGGTAAAGGCTTAGGAGACTTTTTGGTTTTAGCTTTGAAGGTCTTTTCGACAGTCTCAACATCTAAAGCAATGTCCTCGATGCTGATGTTGTTCACAACCACATTGTCTAAAGCCTTATCTAACACTCTTTGCTTGCCAACCAGAACCTGTGCAAGTCTCGCATCGATAGATCCGTCAACAACTAAGTGCTGAACCAACACTGAGCTGTCTTGACCGATTCTGTGGCAACGATCTTCTGCCTGTGACATGTTGCCGGGAACCCAATCTAACTCAGCGAATACAACGTGGCTTGCGGAAGTAAGCGTGATGCCAACACCAGCTGCTCCGATTGTGCCAATGAAGACATCTGCATTACCAGCTTGGAAAGTCTCTACCGCGTTTTGTCTGTGAGCTTGGTTGCAGTCACCAGTCAGAGTAACCACTGATTTGCCAGCAGCCTCCAAGCCAGCTTTGATTCCGTCAACAACATCTTTGTGGTGAGCCATGACCACTACCTGATGATCGATTGCAGCAACGTGAGTTACAACATCGTTTACTTTTGCCAAAGCTGTCTCATGTCGTACGCCTGACATTTGCTCGAACTCGATGTCTTCAGAAGAAGTTTCATCAACCGCGTCAGCCAAGGTTTCAAACTCTTTTTTGATTTGGTCGCTGTAGTCGCTGTTAGGCAACACAATGATTTGTCGAACCTTCTCAGGAAGCTCTTTGAGAACCTCGTCCTTTTTTCTTCTGATCATGAAAGACTGTCGTAACACTCTCTGTAACTCGTCAAGGTTGGAAGATCCGTTGAAGTCCCAAACAGTCTTGCGGCCAATGTTGATTTGATGAGCGCCAGCGTAGCGAACTCCAAACTTAAAGTAGTTACCAAAGGTAACAGGGTCAAGATAACCAGCGATAGGCTGTAGCTCGATAGGACGATTAGTGATTGGAGTGCCAGTCAAAACCACTTTGCGATTGGCTTTGATACCGACAGCAACTTTAGTGCGAGCAGCTGTATTGTTTTTGATGTAGTGAGCCTCGTCCATGATTACCAAGTCCCAAGTGCGAGCATTGATTGCGTCTTTGTGCTTGGACAAAACATCGTAATTGATGATAATCACATCCGGGTTGGCAGGGATCTGCTCACCGCCACCGTTGACGATCTGGATGTCCCTATCAGCAACCAACCATTTGGTCATCTCGTTTTTCCAGTTGATCTTCAGAGATGCTGGGCAAACAACCAATACAGTCTTAGGTGCAGTTGCGTTAATTACTCCGATGGCCTGTATGGTTTTCCCTAAGCCCATCTCGTCACCAATCAAGGTTGAAGAGCGCTTGATAGCGTAGGCAATTCCAGCTCGCTGATAAGGAAGGTAAGACAAACCAGCTGGCACTGGGATATCAATGTCTGCATCTGTAGCTTGAGAATCAGCAATCGCCTGATCGTTGTCTCTGTAACGAGTGACAACCCACTTGTTGTCTGCCTTACGAACAGAGTAACCAGCTGCTTTTATCGCTGCTTTCTTCTCGCGCCATACGGTCCAAAACTCTTGGGTAGGAGAAGCAGTGCTGACAAAACGCCCATCTGTGTGGACGGTTTCTTTTGACCAATCTAGCTTCAGTTCCATGTTTGTCTCCGGTTTTTTCAAGGTATGGGGTAAATATACAAGATTCCGTGTCGGTGTGCAAGTTTTTATACAAGTGTGTACAGGCATAAAAAAAGGGGGCAAAGCCCCCTTTCTTGTTGCGGTTTAGGTTACGCGCCTTGGCTACCGTAAATTCCGCGCCAGTCAGAAAAGCCGAAGCTATATCTTTCTCTGGCCTTGTAACGAATGTTACCAGTTGTGAAGTCTGGCTCCATGCTGGTCTCCATTGCTGTTCGCTGGAAACCTTTCAGACCTTCGCCTGCTTCTGTGACAGTAGTCAGCAAGAAGAAAGCATCTGGATCGTTCAGATAGTGGTTCACAGTGTAACCGCCGGGAAGAACGCCAGTGTTTCTAATTGCGTTTATGTCATTGTCAGCAGTTCCGCTTCTACCGGGAGAGTTTAAGATCCTGTCCGCAATGAACGTAAGTTGTGGTGGAACCACAAGCTTAGTTGCTTGAACAGAGATCGTTAGGCCTCGGTCATCAGTGAAAGTGGAAATATCAATAAGAGCATCTTCGAGACTAGTCTCGTTTAGGTCGGCCATTGTGGTCGCCCTATTCGCTGCGGTCCCGCCTCCCGCTAAGGGGTGAGCTGTATTGATAAGTGAAACGCCGTCTCCTCCAGTAAAACTTGAAGAAAATGCGTTGTTAAGAACGTCTGCGCCTTTGACTTCTTTGGTGTGAGCCATAGAGCGTG